AAAGCGTCTTGCAGGATAGCAGCAATCGCCTGTATTGGCAGCGCGTCGAGCTCCGCCTTGACTAAGCGGTCGCGTGCGCCGTTCATCGCCGGGCAGATGATCTTCGCCGGACACCACTTGCAGTGCTCGCCCGCGTGAGGCGCGGTGTCGCGCTCGGCAGCGGCAAGGGCCATGCGCAGCTCATGCTCGAACTCACGCAGGCGCGCCTTGTCGGTCACCCAGCGCCGCACGACCGGCGGCTGCACGATGATGAGCTCAACAAACGTCCGGTCACGGAAGGCCCAATGATCGCACGACAGCGCGGCGGCGGCGTAGAAGAGCAACTGATAGTTCTCTGCTGCTGTCACCTGGTGCCCGTCGCCGGTCTTCCAGTCAAGCACGTACGCGGTATCTTTGTCGAGCACGCCGATCATGTCGACAGTGCCGAACACGTCGGGATTCCACAGGTAGTGGACGCGCTTCTCAAGATCGAAGAGCGCCTCGGCGTGCGGGTCGACCTCGTTGTCGAACAGATCCAGCGCGGCCAGCACCTTCTCGTCGTCGATGTTGCGCGAGTCGATTCGCTCTTCCAGCACGGCTTGCAGCAGCTCATGCCGGCGCGTGCCTTCGCGCATGTCATCGTTTTCTTCTTGCGCGGGCATCTGCTGCGAGAGCTTGACGCTGGCCGGACATTTGATGACGCGCTCGGCGGACGACCCACCTACGATTTTAGAATGGCTCATGGCTGCCCCACGCTAACACGACCGCCAACACTGCGTGACCACAAAAAGTCCACGCTCTCAACAGCGCCCAACGCGAGCAGGTCTGCTGCCGTGTACAGCGTCATGTTGTGACGCGGGTAACCGGGGCCAACGAAGATTTCTTTGTTGCGGTAGTGCGGCACGTAGGTGATCCCGCGCAACACATACACCGTTTGCTCGTGCGTCTGCACTTGTTTGTTCTGGTCCATCGCGCTCACTTCAATCTCCTGTAGTTGACTAACGGAAACCGCATGGTATACCATCGCTTTGAAGTTTGCAACGGCATAAACTTTAGAGCATGCGGGAGATCAAAAATTTTAGAGCGCGACATAGAGAGATACCTGGTGCGCCGGGTAAAGGAGATCGGCGGCGTGGCGTACAAGTTCGTCTCGCCCTCAAACCGTGGCGTGGCGGACAGGCTGGTGGTGCTGCCGCAAGGCGTGGTGTGGTTCGTTGAGGTGAAGAAGGAGAACGGTCGCTTGTCGACGTTGCAGAACATCTTCATCGCAGAGATGCAAAGACTACAGCAGAACGTGCGCGTGGTCTGGTCGAAGGAAGACGTAGATCAACTCATCAAGGAGATGACGGAATGACATCAGTGAAAGAACGCGCGTTTGAGCAAGCGCTTAAAACGCTTACCGCATTGAATTGCCAATTCGCTGTCATAACGCCAGAAGGCGTACGGCATGGAACATTGGAAATTGCCTCAACTAAAACACGCACTTACACGTACCCGCGCGGCACATTTCTTAAGTACGTTAAGCCCATAATTGAGCATGTAAAAGTTGGCGACGTAGTGTCTGTTCCAGGCGGCGAGTTTTCTTTAGATCAGCTACAAGGCGCAGTGTGCAACATCGCGTCAAATCTGTGGGGTCGCGGAAATTATACGACCTCCAAAGTCGATGATGCTGTTGAACTGTTGCGACTTGCGTAAGGAGATGCAATCGTGAGCTACGAAGAACAGCGAGCAATTTTAATTCAGTACCTGCAAGTGATGATCGCACGGTGCGACTGGCACGGTGTCGCGGACGTGGCGATGGACCTGCGAGAGATGGAAGCCGAACAACGGGGTGCGAAATGAACATCATTCGCATGGCGCGGGAGGCGGGGTTTGTAGATGGGATTGTAGACATTATTGGATTTGATGGCTTTGCTAACTTTGCCGCCCTTGTCGCAGCAGCCGAACGAGAGGCGTGTGCTCAGTTGTGTTTGGAAACCGAGCCGTTTTATGGCGTGATGTTTGCTGAAGTTATACGAGCACGAGGTGAGAAATGAACAATGGAGGCCCAGCGTTCCCAACGGGCACGGCATTTCAAGGCATGACCCTGCGCGACTACTTTGCAGCCAAAGCATTGCAAGGTGTTCTTGCTGCCGATACAGAAGAACTTTTGTCCGTTGACGCTATTGCGTCTGTGTCTTACCGCATAGCAAATGCAATGCTGAAGGAGAGGGAAAAGTGAGCCTGATCGAACGACTGCTATGCGCGGTTCTTGGTCACAAGTATGTGGTGCATCGAGTGTTTAATCCCGGCGCTCGGCAGGTTGGTTGCACCAGATGCAATCGGCAGTGGGCTATGCACGACGGCACACGGTCGTTTGTTCCGTGGGATGGTGAGTTTGAATCTATGTACCGACAATTTGGAGAATGGAAATGAGTGACTTGACCTTCGGCGAAAAAGCAGTTGGCTTGACGTTTAACCCCAGCAACGACCCAACGGTTGATGCGATCAAGCGCAAATGCGCGGAACTGATCGATGAGATTCACGAACTGCGAACAAACCAACCAAACGCGGAGATTGCACGGATGGCTAGCATTGCCATCACAGAGATTCAAACCGGGCAGATGTGGGCGGTGAAAGCTGCTACTTGGAAATACTAAAACAGGACGGGGCTTCGGCCCCGGTTGAGTCATGAGCGCACTAAAACCTGTAGACATTCCCAACCAATACAAAGAGTCGGCACAAGAAGCTCTGCAAGATGTGATGGACGAGAACCCAGACACGGTGATTATTTTGTCGTTCTGGAAAGATCGCGGTCAGTTCAAAATCAAAACGTCTATGGTGCCTGATCGGCTGATGTTGATTGGCGCGATAGAAGAAGCCAAGGCGAAAGTCATTTCGGATGGGTACGCACCATGAGTGGGGATCACCACATGAATCAGAAACCTGTGGCGTGGCAAGGGGTGCATGACCATACTGATCTGTACTACCGCAAACCACCGCAAGCTGACGTTAGACCCCTATACACCACCCCACCCGCAGCACCTGTGCAGGAGCCGGTGGCGTGGACAAGTCTGACTGAGATTGACTGGGCTAGGCGAGAGCCCGGTAGGGCCGGATCGTTTTGGGCCATACCAAACGACCCTACGAAAGAAATAGCCCTCTACGCAGCACCGCGCCAATGGGTCGAACTGACGGAGGAGGAGGTAAATGACTGCATCAAGTTACCTAACCGAAACCTTTTTGCCCGCGACGGAACTACATCGCAACGTATTGCCCGCGCCATTGAAGCAAAGCTGAAAGAGAAAAATGCGGCTTAGACCTTACCAAGACGAGGCCGCCGACTTCCTGTTCGCCAACGACCGCGCGATGATCTTGGCGTGGGTCGGTGCGGGCAAGACAGCGACCGCGCTCACGGCCATGAAAGCGATGCTGGACGAGCGCCACGCCAAGCGCTTTCTCGTGCTCGCGCCGCTGCGGGTCGCGCAGTCGGTCTGGCCGGCAGAAGCGGCGCTTTGGGCGCCAGGTCTTGAGATCGCAGTAGCCGTCGGCTCGCCCGCCCAACGGGCGCGAGCGCTTGCGTCCACCGCGCCAGTGGTTGTCACCAACTATGACAACCTGCTATGGCTGTCTGAGCAGGCGCTCAACTTTGACGCGGTTGTGTTCGACGAGCTGACGCGGCTTAAGAACCCATCAGGCAAACGGTTCAAGGCGCTGCACAAGGTCATTGAGCCCATGCAGATCCGGTGGGGGCTGACCGGCAGCTTTACATCAAACGGTCTTGAAGACGTGTTCGGTCAGTGCAAGATCGTCGATCAGCAAATGCTGGGCCGCAGCAAGGGCGCTTTCTTGCAGCAATACTTCCACTGCATCAACCGCGACTTCGGCGACTACGTGCCGCTACCAGGCGCGCTCGATGCGGTCATGCAGCGCATACGCCCGTGGACGTACGTGCTGGAGTCGCATGAGTACCGCGACACCCTGCCGCCGCTGCACACGTTACCGATCAAGCTCCAGATGCCTATGGAGCCCTACAAGACGCTCAAACGCGAGATGGCGCTCATCTACCCCAACGCCGAGGTCATCGCCGCCAACGCTGCTGCGGTGACGTCCAAGC